ACCCAAACTCGACGCTCTGGATGATGCCGTTGGATTTGTAATATTCCCCGCCCCAGTAGACCGCGATGCCGGTGATAGCCCCGCTTCCGTCCACGGACGTTACCTCGGCATACGCCCCGTAGCCTTCGCCGTCCGTCACGTTGACGTTGACCGGATCGAACTCCGCATAGCCGCTGCCGCCGTTCGTGATCGAGACGCCCGAGAGATACCAGTAGGTCTGACCGTCCCAGCCGGTGGCCGACGCCAGCGACGCGGAGAGCACTGCCCCGGTGCCGTAGCCGCCAGCCGTCGCCGAGACAGTCGGGGCCACGCGACCGGAGTAGAAGACGACATCGGCAGATTGCTCCTCCGTATCGCCGCTGGCTACGTCGAAATTCAGGTATCCGCTCGCCGGGTAGCCCGTCCCGCCGTTCGTCACGGTGACGCCCGTCACGCTCCAGGTTTGCGGCGTCGTGCCGTTGGGCGCGATCGTCACGCCGAAGGTTGCACCGCTGCCGCCGGATGCTGACGCCGTGACGGTGGGTGCCGTCCGCACCGTGCGGATCGTCGCCGCTGCGCCTTGCTCGGCTGTGTCGCCCGCCGCTACGTCAAACGTGATCTGGTCGCCATCGACATAGCCAGACGTTGATCCCGTCCAAGTCACGCCAGTAACGCCCCATGACGGGATGCCGTTGGCGTCGTTCGCCGAGGTCTTGCTCACGGTGAACGTCGCGCCGGTGCCGGTGCCGCCCGTTGCCGTGATCGTCGGAGCCACGCGCCCCAACTTGGCGTAGCCGCTGCCGCCGTTCGTCAGGCTCACGGCAGTTATCGGCCCCTTGTTTGTGGCATGGTCGCCGCCTGGTGCCGTGACCTTGCCAGCCGCTCCAGTACCGTAGGGAGCAGAGAACGTCAACGCGCATAGGTCTGGGCCTTGTGTCCTGTCTGCCAGCCCCGAAAACGTCACAGTCAAAGTGTCTGGCAATTCGCCTGCGGTGCATTGGGTGCATGGATTGGAGTTGGAGTTGCAGCACGGCGAGCAACTTGAGCCGAGCATGATGCCAACCGGGTACATGCCCGCCGCGAAGGCGAGAATCAGCCACGCCAAGAGGGCGGGAGGATCGGACGAGACGATGGCGGCGAGGAGGTCTAGCATCAGCACTCCGCAGCGATCAGTTCCCAATCCATCCCGTCTCGCCCGACCGTGCAGGCTTTAGTGCCGGTTCCGGTGATATTGGCGTGACGGTTAAGGGCTGAGACGCTACCACCATTGACCAGCGTAACGGTCTTGCTGGAGCCTTTGCTCCACGGTGCCGCGAACGTCCCCCGCTTGACGTTCTGCTCAAGGGCCGACGCTAACCACCACGCCGTGCCGTCTCTTGCGACGGCGCAGTCATACGGCCCGGTGCCGATATCGGGGAGGTGGAATGTCCTGTTCCCGGCCGCAAGCGTGGCGCCACTGGCAAGCGTGACTACTTTCGCCGAGTTCAGCGGCCACGCGCCGGTAAACGTGGCCATGCGGAAGGTCTTGCGGCTTGCGCCCTGCTGGATCGCCTCGAACGACAAGGCCCGCCCGCGCGTCGGCGTCAGTTCAGCCGCGCGCACCACGTTCGCGATGCGCTCGGCGGACTCGCGCGTGAACTGTACGGCGTCGCGGTCGCTCGGCGTCATGTTGGCGGCGTCCCGAAGACCGTTGCGAAACTAGCCTCGGGATTCACGCGCCGATTTAACACCGTCGCGTTCCCGGTCATATTCAGGCCACCGCTGCCGTTGAGACCCACGGGATTCGGCGACGGCACCCACTCGGAGTTTTGGAAGTCGAACACCATCGCCCGCCGCTTCTGCCCGCTGTCGAGGAAGTTGTAGCCCACATCTGGCAGCAGTAGGTTGTGGCCGCTCTGGCGGTAGGCCAGCGTCGCCGTCGCCTTCCAATACTTCACGACACTGCCGCCAAACTCTTCATACTCGTAGGTGGTGTCGATGCCAGCCACGCGGATCGTGTGGGCGGCGCAGCCGAAGTAGGTGGCGTCGTTCACGCTGTTATTTGCCGCATACCATCCCGATGGGAACGCGGAAAAGTTCTGCGTGACCTTCATCAGCACCACGCTCTCGGTGGTCATCAAGCCGGGGTAGAAGTCAAAGGCGGAATTGGTCAGCGGGTGGGTCGTGCCGTTGCCGCTACCGGGCGTCCCAGGGTGGAAATACCGCAACGCTGGAAACTCGCCGCTGCTGCCCTCGAAGCTCCACACGGCGGGGCGGCCAACCGGAGTTATCACCTCCTCATCGCGCACCGTGCCGTATTCGGCGATCACCTCGACGTGATACGGCGAGCCCTCGTATCCTTCGTTCATCCAGATTTTGCGGAGCTTCCAGGCCGTTAGGTCGGGATGCTGAAGCCCCCAGTTCGTGCTGCCAAGCGCGGCGGTCATGACCTGATTGAAGGTCGTCTCTGTGGCCTCCGTCGTATTGTCGCTCAAGACGCACACCCAACGACGCTTGGCGATCATCGGGCGCGTGATTTCACGCTCGTAGGTCCGCGCCAACTCTTTGGTAGAAACGACCGGCATAAATCACCCCATTCTCGCCGCGCCGACAATCGCCACCGGCTGGTTGAAGTAGTTCGAGGCGGCACCCGTGATGCCCGATGCGATGGCGTTGAGAAGCCGCGTCTGGAGCCGGGCCTCAATCAGCGCCGGGTCTTGGGCTTGAGCCGCCACGTCCTGCACCAAGGCTTGTCCCTCGGCGGTGCGAATGTCCGCGACGTTCACGCTGGCGGTCGTGGGCCGCGTCAGCGCCTCCATCCGGCGGGCCTGCTCCTCCGCGACGCGGGCGCTCTGGGCCAGGGCGGCGTTGGCCCCGGCGTAAGCGTTTTGGAAGCCCGACAGGAAGGCGTCGTTCTGGCGGCCGATAAGCGATTGGAACTGCTGGGCGGCGGTGTTGCCCTGCTGCAACTGCTGGGCCTGCTGGCGGTTGGCCTGAACGCGGCCGTTGGCGATCTGTTCCTCGCCCCGCTTCGCTTGCTGCAACTGCTTCAGCCGCGTCACGCCAGCGCGGGCGTCGGCAAGGTTGCCAGCCTTGCGGGCTGCCTCAATCGCTTTTTGTTCGGTCAGTATCTTTGCTTCGAGTGCCTGAACGTTGACCGCCGCCTGCTTCTTCCGTTCTTCGAGTTGCTTGACCGCTTCGAGTTCGGCCTTCTGCCGCTCGTCGATCTTCGACGCGAGGAAGTCTTCGACCCGCTGGGCAGCGGCCAGCCGCTGATTGAATAGGTCCTGCTGCCTGTCCACCTCACGCTGGTACGTCTCGGCGGTGAGGATGCCGTCCTGTGCCTGCTGCTGGGCCTTGGCAATGCCTTGCTCAAGGGCTTGGGCCGCCAACGCACCAACGTTGCCAAACTGTTCGGCCTTGCCGATGAGCCCGTCGATGCTCTTGTTGGTGGCTTCAAACGCCTTGGTGAACCCGTCGCCGAAGCCCTGCTCGACTGCTTGCTGCTGGGTGTCGAGTTTGGCCTGCAACTGGTCGAGCTGGGCCAGCCGGGCCGCAGCGGCGTCGGCGGCGATGACGTTGCCCGCCTCGCGCTGGGTGCGGATCTCCTGCTCCAGCCGCAGCCGCTCGCGGCCCACGACTTCAATATCCCGCTCCAACTGCGTCGTCGTGTCGCCCGCCTTGAGCAGTTCAGCCACGCGGTTCTTCTCGTTTTCGAGCGTTCGCTTCTGGAGTTCGTCGATCTGCTTGAACCCTTCGATCTGCTTGTCGTATTCGCTGGTCGCCTTGGCGACTTCCTGCGCGAGCGTCGCAGCGTTGATCCGGCCGTCCTCAAACTGCGCCCCGAGGTCGCGGAGTTTGTTTTGGAATTGTGCGGCGGCGTCGAAGCCAGACTGCCCGAACTGCTGGGCACCTTCGACGGCCTTGTTGATCTTTTCCTGCAAACCGGCGAGCGTCTTTTCGGTTTCGGCGTTGATCTGAATGTCGAGCTTCGCGTCTTCCTCAATCGCCGCCAGTTCAGTTTTGAACGCGGCCCCCGCCTTTTCGGCCTCACGCCGGAACGTTTCTTCGTTAAACAAACCGGCGTCGAGTTTCTTTTTCAGGTCGTCTATCGCGGTCTGATACCGCAGGGCGGCGTCGAAGCCTGCCTGCCCGAACTTGGCCGACTCGTTGATCGCGTCGTTGACGTTCTTCGTGATGTTGTCGAGCGTCCCTTGGAGCGTCTTGCTTTCGGCAACCAGTTCTTCAATCGCCCCGCCGCCGTTGATCTCAACGGTCGCCACGACCGGCTGCTCAATCTCAGGCACGATGCCTAGCCACTCCTCCGCAAACTGTAGGACTTGCTCAATAAAGCCGCCGACTTGGCCGACGACGTTTTTGATGGCTTCCCACAGCCCGCCAAATGCAGCCCCCACCGTCTCGGCAAACCCGCTGATAACGCTGCCAACGCCAGTGAATTCAAGAAACTGACTTACCGCTTCGCCGACCACGGTGGCGGCCCGGCCCAGCGTGTCGCCGATAATGCTGCCGAGTCTGGCAAACGCCGCCTCGGCAATGGCGGCGACCCGCGACACCACTTCACCGATCTGAGCGAACGTGTCGCGGAACGAACCGGCGACGCCTTCAAACTTGAAGAACTCGCGGAAGCCAATGATCGCGTCGTTGATGCGCCCCGCGACCGCCGTGACTGCTTGGCTCATCGCATCGATGACGCCGCTAATCAAACGGCCTTGAGCAGCGAACGGTTCCAGCACCGTGCCGATAAGGTTTCCAAGCGTCGAACCAAACTGCAAAAGCACGTTGCCCGCCAGCCCGATAGCACTGGTCAGCGGCGAGAAGATGTCGAGTACCGCCCCGATGTTGCGGCCAAACGTAGCGATAGCCGACGCCAAGCCATCGCTCAGGCTTTGCGTGATTCCGATGAACGGCGTCAGCAGTTCGTTGCCGACGCCAGACAGCGAAGCCTTCACGGCGTCAAACGAATCGCCCAATGCCAGCACGCGGCCCACGTCGATCTCGGACAGGCGAGCGTTGAAACGGTTGAGCGTTTGCTCGGCGGTGCCAAGATTGTTGAAGAACGGCAGCAACTCGGCTCCGCTCTTACCGAAGATCGCCGTGGCGGCGGCGGCACGCTTGGCGGGGTCTTCAATTCCCTGCAGCCGTTCGCCGATGAGTTTGAGTTGCTGCTCGCTGTCCAGCCCCTCAAGGTCGCCCAGGCTCACGCCCAAACGACTGAGTGCTGCGGTGGCCTGCTTGCTCTCCTCGTCGGCACCGGCCAGCGTCTTCAGCAGTCGCGTCATCGCGCCGTTGACCGTATCAAACGACACGCCCGACATTTCGGCCGCCTTCTGCAACGTCTGCATGAAGTCGAACGACACGCCGAGCTTGTCGGCGGCGTTTTGCAGTCGCTCCGTTTCGGCTTCCAGCGATGACAAGCCGCTGACCACAGCCGCCGCTGCGGCACCGATACCGGCGATGCCAGCCGCCGCGAGCGTCGCCGGGTTCACAACGCTGGCGAGCGACGTGCCGATACTGGCAAGGCCGCTGGAAAGACCGCCGGAGAACACTCGCCCAAGCCCCTCGCCAGCACTGGCAAGGCCAGACAGACGACCGGCGAAGTTGCCAATGGGGCCGGGGATCGCGGACAGTACGCCCGAAAGTTCGTTGAACTTCAGCCCCACGTCGCCAACCGTTTTGTCGTAGCCCTTCGCTGCCGTCTCGGCTTTCGTGAAGGTCTGCGTCGCTTTGGCGACGGCACGGTCAAACGTCTCTTGATTGATACGGCCCGCGGCAAGGTGGCCGGTGAGCCGCTGCACCTCTTGGTCGTACAGTTCCATCGGGGCCATATTGGCGGCCGTGACCCTCGCAGCCTCGGCCCGCGCGGCGGCAATCTTCTTTTCTTCCTCGGCCAGACGAGCAGCGTCGCCGCTCAGTTCCGCCCGCGCGCGTGCCGCCGTTTGCTCGGTGATGGCTCCTCTCTCAACGAGGTCGGCGATCTCCCGCAGTTGGGCGGCACGGTCTTCCTCGGCCGTCGTGTACCGCTGCGTGAGTTCAATGCCTCGCTGAAAGGCGTCGGCGGCCTGCTGTGCTTCCTCGGTCAGTTGAGCAAACGCTGCCGCGTACTCCTGCGGCCCGACTGCCTTTGCCTGCAACTGATCCGCCAGCCGGGCGAACCGCTCGGCAAACTGCTCCTGGGCACGGGCCGCACCGGCCGAACTCTCCGTGAAAGGGGCGAAGACCTTGGTGGCCCTCTCCACCTGCGCCTGCAAACTGTTCAGCGCACGCTCGGCCTGCGTGAGCGACTTCGGGACGCTTGAAGCGTCCGCCGTCACCTTCATCGCCAGCCCGAGAATGTTTGCCATAAATCACCCGCCGCCGAATAAGTGCTGCAATTGCTTGATCTGATCCACCATCTGCTGCTCGTGCTGCGGAGGTTTCTCGATCGGGTTGAAGTCGCTGGCCTGCGGTGCCTTCCCCTTGGCGGAATAGGGGGCAAGCATCGCGCTCACCTCAAGCCCCGTCTGCCGCCACGGATCTGGCAACGCCTGGAAATACCGCGTGTAAGCCATCCACTCGGCCAACTCCTGCGAGTCCATCCGAGCGGACAACTCCTTCACGGTCATGCCGAGGTGCCCCGCCAACGCGAAGAGAAACCGCCGCGTCGGCGAGACGTTCAGCCTTTTCCCAGTTCTTCTACATCGGCCTCCGTCATGTTGTTGTGCTTCAGAGCGGAGTCGAACAGGCGGCCCATCACCGCGCCGCTCTTGTTGGCCAGCGCCGCGAGCTGCTCACGAGTAAAGAGCAATTCGCCCTTCTCGTTGCACAGGACGCGAGCGAGATACTCGGTGCGGAAGTTCTCCACGCCCGTCTCGCGCTTGCCGATCCAGAGCCGTTCGTAGGCGTCGCGCTCGCCCACGCTCATTACGCGAACGTAAACATCGCCGCCCCACTCCTTCACCTTGACCTTCAGAAGGCCCAGGTCGTCCGCTGCCAGGATCTGTTCTGCCGTCAGTGCCATGCGCGTGTTCCTCATTCAGGCGTGATTTTGAACGTCATCGCATAACGCGCGATGTCGTTGACTTTGCCTGAGAGTTGCACCCGTTCGCAGATCGCCTTGGTGGAAAACGTCAGCCCACCACCAGAGATGGCGAGCGTGGCTTTCCTGCCGTATTGGGCCAGCGAGACGTTGGCAGTGCTCAGGCACGAAATATCTATAGTGCCTGCGTCAAATGCCCAGGTGCTGGCCCGCGCGAGCGGCAGACTGCCGCCCGCGTTGACCTTGATTTCCACGACCTCGCCGAAGTTCGTGGAGTTCCACGAAGCCGTAACGCCCGCGCACTCAGTTGCCATGACGGGCCTCCGTCAGGCTTAGTAACGGGCAACCCGGAAGGTGACCTGGCCCCGAACGGCGTCGTTCGTCGCAAACGTCAGCGTGGACGAAGCCACGGTCGCGGCGGCGCTGATCGCCGACACGCCGCCGACCGTAAGCACAAGCGTGCCCGTCGAAGCGTCTCGGATGATGTTCGTGCCCAGATAATCCACCACGACCTCGCGGCCCGTGTCGGTCGCTGAGCCCTGGAGCGGGCGGTTGATGGTGCGGACGCTGTTGCCGGTGGTCATGCCCAGGTGCGACACGTCAATGGTGTCTTCGGCGGACGGATCCGTGTTGCTGACGACGATGTTCGTCACAGTGAACGCGGTGCCACCGAAGGTGAAAACGGTTCCGGCTCCATCATGCGGCGTTGCGGCCATGCTCTAAGTCTCCTGCCAGAGGATTGCGTAGGTTTGTGAAACGGAATAAACCGGCGGAAGGTCGCCACCGGCCAACTGGACGAATCCGTCCGCCTCGTTTTGGAGACTGACGTTCTTCACTTCCACATTGTTCATGGTGCCGCCGTACCCATCCAGAACCTTCCGACACTTGTCGGCAAGGTCTCGCACGGCCTCGTAGGTCTCGGCGTAGATGTCGAGCGCCATGTTCACCGTGGGCGAGCCCATCGGGCCGGATAGCGTGTGCGCTCGGATGACGCCCGACCGGCGATACGTGGCGAACGGCAGCGGAGCCGTTGCTGGGGCCAGCACGGGAAACACGCGCGTGCCGATCACGGCAGCCACGGCGGCGTCTGCCACCAGGGCCGACCGCGCCACAGACTCGGGGGATTTGAACGACATGTCCCCATCGTGCCAGCGAACCCGCCTCTGCTTGCAGTTACGGCGTGCCGCTCACTGTGCCCGTGCCGCTGTAGTTGAGCGACGACAAGGCCCGCTCAAGCGAAATCCGAAGTTCTTGCTGGAGAATGAAGGCGACCTTGCTCTGCGACTGCTCCCACGCCGTCTTGACCGGCGGCTGTCCGTCGATGCCTCCACGCGGGCTGGGGTCGATCACCAACTCCTGCCCCTTCTTCGCCTTCTTAAAGAACGCCTTGGGATACTGCGGATCTGTAGCGAGGCCGCCGTCCTGCCGCTTGAAAATCCGAAACGGGCCGTAGCTAGCTTGGCTCGACGCGATCACCGAGTTCTGCCCGCTGACTTGGTGAACCTTTCCCAGCTTGCTCGTGCGGGTGTAGGGCTTGTTGGCCACCTTCCTGACGACACGGCGCTTCGTGCCAAACTCCAGCCACCACTGGTGGAAGGCCCGGTCTGGCCCCAGCTGCACGCCGCCCGCCGTGATCTCTTGGGCTTCGCCCTTGCCGGATCGGTTGTAGCCAATGAGCCCCACCGCGCCGCCGTTGCGGGGGTAGGTCTTGACCTTGTGATTCACTGCCCGGCGCAGGTTGCCCGTCACACCGAACGGCGTCACCTCGCGGAGCCGCAGGAAGGCGGGCCAGATCGCCTTCTCTAAAGCCTCGCCCAAGATCGGGGCCACTTCCTTCGGGGAAAAAAGATTCCGCAGCGAATCGCGAAGGCCCGCGATTTCCTTGGAGTCGAGTTGCAGCTTGATTCCCGCGACGGCCATTAGCCGACGTTCTCCTGGCAGATGATCTCGTGTTCGCTGCGGTTGTTGTGTTCGAGCAGGCTGATGATCTCCAGCGTTCGCCCGCCCCACGACAGCCGCATGTTGTGCGTCAGGCCCGGCAGGTAACGCATCCGCACGCGGTGGCTCATGGAGACCTGATTCTGCCCGGCCAGGAGCGCCTCGCGGGCACTCACGCCGTCCACGCTCGCCCAGACGCTCGTGGAGTTGCTCCACGCCAGCACCGTCTCGCCGAGGGCATTGGTGCTGCCGCTGGCGATCTGGACGGTGATGCGTTCGCGGAGCTTGCCGGGGTCGATCATCGGTAGGAGCCCCATCGCTGCGAGTCGAGAAGCGACTTCACGCCGAACGGGATTTCGTCGCCGCTCATGGAGTCGGCCGCCATGCGGCGCTCGAACCACATGCCCACGAGCATCAAGATGGCGTGGCGGATCGCGGCGGGCACGTCGGTCCCGCTGTTCCCGTAGCCAGCCCACCATGTCACGGCATGCGCCCCGGCGTCGATCCGGTGCGGCGGCCAGGTGCCAGCGTAGATCGGGAGCACCGTGCCCGGCGTCGATTGGCGATCCACGCGGAACTGATCCACGGCGTAGGTGCCGGTCGTGCCGCCGTCTGCCGTAAACGTGAGCGACACAGCCGTGGCCGTGCCAGCGACGGCCATCGGCGGGCGGGGCAACTCAATCGCCTCGATGCCCGAGGTAGGGAATCGGTCGAACCTCATCACCCACTGCGTGTAGACCAGCGTGCGGTCGAGGTACTGCTCGCACCACTCACGGGCCGCCGTGATGAGGCTGGCCACATAAGCGTCGTCGGCGGTGCTGTCGATGCGGCAATGGGCCTTCGCCTCGGAGAGCGTCACGGGCTCCACGGCGGGGGGCGTCTGGCGGCTGAGGCTGCGGTACTTCACTTCTTGCGTCTCCGCTTGGGCGTGGCGTCGGCCGTCTCAACGTCGTGCTCGACGGCGGCCGTCTCGATCAACTCCTGCTGACGGTCCTCCACCGCGAACCGCTTGGCGATCAACTCCTGGGCCAGCCCGCCGGGGATCTCCACGACCTGGCCGGGCCGGTAGTTTCGGAACGCTCGCAGCATCCTCAGTTTCGTCATTCGGGCACCCTCCATGCAGACTCGGGCCGCTTCATCGTGTTCGCAAACTCCGTGCTGTACTGGAAAACCGGCTTGCCCAAGTCTTTGCCGGGCCACGTCACCATGTATTCGCCGTGGCCAAGCACCACGCGGGGAGAGACGAAGACACGGTTGCCGCCCTTGCGGAACTGAGCCCAGAACCAAATATCATCGTCACGCCGTCCTTCGCCCCACTCGCCATCGTCGTTGGGCACGCCGAGAAACCACGGCTTTGGTGTCCGCTTGAGGGCGGCCGTGCTGATGACGGTGCAGCCGAAGTGTGCGGTATCGACTTCCTGCACCGGCTCCGCAAACCACTCACGCGGCAGCGTCGTCTTGCCGTCCTCGGGCGGGTTGTCGAGCGTGCCCTTCAAGGTGAGCATCGGCCTGCCGTCTTCGCGCTTCACCTGAAAGCCAGTGAGGGCGTCGCACTGGAACGTCATCGCCATCGCGAATAACTGCTCCACGTCCTCGCGGGTATAGAACGTGTCGTAATCAGTCACAAGTAAATACTCGCATTTGTCTACGAACTGTTCGCAGACCCTCTGCAAGCATTGCCCCCAAAACGCGCCGGTTACTTTTGTCGGCCGTATGCCCAAGGGCATCAACGCCTGCGCCCAGGTGTAGAAGTTGTCCATGAACCCGAGGCGGGGGACGCTCATGACGGCTTCCACCCGAATGTCGCACTCAGTGCGCCCAACCTTGACGATCATGCAGACCTCGCAAAAAGAGAGCGGGCGGCCCCCACTTGGAAGCCGCCCGCCCAGTTTGCACATCACGTCAAGCCGTCAGGCTCACGCACCGACGAGGCCGATGACCGGACCGGCGACCGTCGAGGAGCCGAGGCTGTGGTGGCTGATCGCCACGCGAGCCGACGCCTTGATGACCGTCTGCTCCGACAGGAAGTTCACCTGATCCGAGCTGGCGATCTCGATGCCCTGGCGGATGCCGTACATGGAGCTGTTGCCGAGGTTGGCATAGAGCGCCATGATCGCACCGGTGGAGTCCGCACCGCTCGGCAGGCGGTCGGTGAGGACCACCGGCGAGCCGAGGAAGGTGAGGCCCATGCCCTGCGTCATCCCGACCGAACCGCCCTGGTTCAGGTCGAGGTTCTGCATGCAGGAGGCGAAGAAGAACGGCGACACGAACCATCGAGCACCGGCTCGCGAATGCTGGGGCATCGCAGCCATCATCGCGAGGAGGTTGGCCTTGGTCACTTCGTCGGGGGTGTCACCGGCAGCCGTCACGAGCGACGCCGCGTAGGTGGCACCAGACGAGGCGAGCAGACCGCCCGTGTGGCTGGTCACGAGACCGGCCACGGCGGGAGCGTTCGCCGGGTTGCCCGAGAACGCAGCAGTCTCGATGGCGTTGGCGAGCGACAACGAAAGTTCCGACGCCACCCAATCGCCGATGCTGATGACGGAATCAGAAAGCAGCTCGTTCGCGATCACGGTGGCCGCAGTCACCTTGCGAGCGGTCAGCGTCACCTGGTTGATCGTGGGATCGCTCGCGCTGATCGCCACGTTCTCATCTTGCCACTGGCTCGTCGCGCCGCCCGTGCGGCGGGGGAACAGCAGCACGTCCGAAGGCATCTGCACGTTCTGTGCGTTCTGCACGAAGGCCGAGTACTGGTCCACGAGCCGGATCACGGTCGAGGAGAGAACGTCGGCCACGGTCGCGGCACCGGTGGTGGCACCGGTCGAACCGAGAGCACGGGTGTCGATGCCCGCATCGTCGCACCACCGCTTGGCCTCGGCATCGCCCCGGCGGGCCTTGATGAACATGCCGAACCGGTAGGCATCCTCGGCCTTCTCGAACGCACGCAGGCGGCCCGCGAACGGGACGGCCTCGATGCGGACGGCCTTCTCTTCGGCACGGACCTCGGGGGCGGGGGTGCAGCGATCCACCACCGACCGCAGGTTCTTGGCCGACTCGACGACCGACTTCTCGAAGTCGATCTTCTTGGCGAGATCACCGGCCCGCTTGTTCAGCGTTTCCAGTTCGAGGTCGCGCTCGGCAATCTTGTCGTCGTCGCCTTCGATGGCGCGAACTGCGTCGATCCGGTTGGCGAGGGTAACCGCCTCGTCCTGAAGCTTCTTGAGGTTGTCCACTGTGGTGAATCTCCTGGCGGCGGTATTGCCGTGGAGTCCACAGTGCCACTAGCGGGCAGGCCTCTTGCAGAAGCGCACTTCGGAAAGTGTTGTTTTCACAAACGCCACCGCCCGAGCCCCGCACCGGGGGCAGCGTAGATACCGCTGCCGCTCGTCACCGCAGGGGCGGCTAGAACGGCAACGGAGTTTCTCGCCGCAGGTGCAGCGTGCTTCAGACACGGCGAAGCCTCAGTGCCCACGCCGCAGCGGCGTCACGGACCAGGGAACGCTTGGCGACAACGGCGGCCACCGCCTCGGGCTCGGGCTGCGACTGCGCCGCCAGCCAGGCTTCGTAGGAACGCATGGCAACAGAAGCAGAGGTGGCGGGGTACGCGGGCACGAGCACCGGCCCCACGTCATACAGCCCGCTCACCTCGCGGATCTGCCGCACGGCCTTGCCGTCCTCGCCAGTGCGGAATGATTCGTTCTTCGGGTCCACCGTGAAGGCGAACGAACTGCCCTGCACGTCGCGCCGCTGGATCAGCTCGAGCACGTCGGCCCGGCTCACGGGCGGCGTGACCACATAGCGCAGCCCCTTCGTGTCGCTGGAGAGTTCAAGCGTGCCGCTCGACGTGCGGCCCAGGACGATGTTGCTGTCGTGGTTGAACAGGGCCACCACGTCGCCCTTGCCCCGCTGGCGGTTCAGAATCTTGTCGAACGCGCCCGGCAGAATCTCCTCGCGGAACCCGCCGAGGTCGAGGGAAAGCCGGTTGTAGACGGCGGCGTAGCCGATGATCGCGGCCCGGCCATCGGCCCGGCTCTCGACGATCAACTCGTTCTCTTCCTCGAAGGCGAAGTCGCGGCGTTCAATTTCCATCGGTCGGGTTCTCCTGTTCGGCCTGGTCCTCGGCGTCGTCGGCCGGGCTGTCCTCTTCTTCGACGGGCGGCGCTGGCATCGGCTCCGGTGCCGGTGCGTCCTGGCCAACCTTGTCGAGCGTGGTCATGTTGAGTTGCACGAAGTGCTTGTCGCCGTCTGGCCCAATCGGGTTCAGGTTCTCGGCCTCTCGGATTTCGTTGATCGTCATCCAGCCGTTTTGCAGGGCCGACACATAAAACGCCGCCCGGCTTGTGTGGTCACCCCGCAGCAGGCCGTTGACGTTGTGCTCCGCGAAATAGGTCTCATCGTCCACGATGAGGTCGCGGGAGATCGCCGCCTCCCACCGCTTGAGGTGCGGCAGCAGGCAATGCTGGACGAACTCCGTGCCTTGCACTTCGATGTTCGAGTAGGTCGAGCGGTCCAGCTGCTGCACCATGTGAGGAGGCACACGAAAAATCCGGCAGCACTCGTACACAGCGAAAGACCGGCTCTCAAGCATCTGGGCAGCCTCGTTGCTGCTGCTCAGTTCGTGGGCCTTCACGCCCGCAGGCAATACTGCCGTTCTATGAGCCCTATCGCTGCCGCGATGCAACCTTTCCCAAGACTCCCGAAGCCGCTCCGCAGCCTCTGCCGGGATTGGGTTCTCGGCCTCCAGCACAACGCCGGGGCGAGCATTGTTCCCAAAGAACGTCGCGGCGTGCGTCTCAAGGGCCTGCGAAAGGCCGATGACATTTGAAAAGAGTTTGTACGTCGGGATCGGCTTGATGCCGTCTTCCGTCGTGAACCGCAGGGCGAAGATCTGCTCTTGGCTGTAGATCGTCTCGCGGCCGTTCGGCTCACGGTAGCGATACCGCAGCGTGCCGTCAGACAACCGCTCGCACTCCATGCGCGACGAGTGCAGTGGCCACAGCTCCGAGACGGCACCTCGAGCACCGGGGCGGATCTCGGCGTAGGACGCACCGTAATGCAAATACATTCCGGTCATCCAATCCCTGAACTCCTGCGCCGTCTGCCACGGGTTGGGCTGCTGATGGAGCAGGCGATACACCGGGTGGCTCGTGGCCTTCGCCTTGCCGCCATTCGCCATCCGCTCGTAAACGTGGAGCGGCAACGCGGAGACCGCATCCGAGATCACACGGATGCAGGCCGTGTACGCCGAGCACGCCATGCTGTTGTCGGCGTTGACGCGGATGCCCGAGGGCGTGCGACTCGACGAAACCTCGGGCCAGTCGATGCCACGCAGGTCGAACATCCTGAAGTCGGCGGCGGCGTTTTCGCTCATAACGAGATGATGTCCCAGGATTGTTCGGGTGGCGGGGCCGTGGCCGTCGCGTGAATGCCGAGGGCCATCGTCAACGCCACGATGCCGTCGATGCGTTCGTTGGATTTCGCCTTGCTGGGCTTGATGTTTCCGGCGTGGTCCTGCTGGATTGCCACGTTCGACGCCTGCCACGCCAAGACGGGATGCCCGCCGTGGTGCAGTCGCCCCGCCACGCAGGCCGCCTCAAGGGCCTTCGCTGCGGAACTCATCGAGCCGTAACCTTGCCCAAAGCCTAAGACGTTGACCCCATCGCCTTGCAGTTGCGTGGCCAGCTGGGTCGCGTTCCAGCGGTCAATCGCCACCTGCCGGATGTTGTATTTCTTGGTCAGAGCCATGATGTCGGCCCGCACCTGGTCGAAGTCGGTTACGTTGCCTTCCGTGAACTTAAGGTGGCCCTGCCGCTCCCAAGTGATATAGGGCACCTTGTCCCGCTTCTCGCGCTGGTGGGCGTTCTCACGTGGAATCCAGAAGTGTGGCTCCACCCAAAAGCTGCCGTCGTCCAACTGGAACAGCAGGCAGAAGCAGGTCGTGTCGAACGTGCTGGCGAGATCGAGGCCCGCGAAACACTCCCGACCGTCGAGCATCACCGGGCAGGGCTTGTTGCCCTGCGCCCACTTATCCATCTGGAGCCACCGGGTGCTCTGCTCCGTCCAACAATTCAAATAAAGCTGCTTGAAGGTGTTCTCGTATGAGGGCATCTCGACCGCCCTCGCGCATTCGCTACGCAGGAAGTCGAGCTTGATTGAGACGCCCAGATTCGGGTTTGCAGTGGCCCAAGTTTTTTCAGACTTCCAATCAGCGCCATCCGGGGCACAGTAGATTTCGGGCAGGAACGTCTCGTCTTTAATCGCCCCCGCCTGCACGGCTTCGGCATATCGCCAGATTTCGTAGCACACCGACCGGCGATCCCAGCCTGCCGTCGTGATGTAGATCATGAGCGGCTGCCGCCTTGCGCCCATGCTTGTTTGCATAACATCGGCCAGCTCGCGGTCGGGCTGGGCGTGCAGCTCGTCGAATATCACGCCGTGAGCGTTCAGCCCGTGCTTCGTGAACGCCTCAGCCGAGAGCGCCTTGTAAAACGAGTGCGTATCCTCCCGCACGATTGAGTTGCGGTAGACCTTAAGCCGCGACCGCAGCGAAGGCGACATTTCCACGCACGCCTTTGCCATCTCGAACACCAAGCGTGCCTGCTCGCGGTCAGCCCCGCACGAAAATATCTGTGCGCCTGGCTCACCATCGAACAAAAGTTTGAGAGCAATCCCAGCGCACAGCGTGGATTTTCCGTTCTTGCGAGGCAGTGCCAGTAGGCTCGTGCGGTATTGGCGAAGGCCATCCGGCCGCAGCGTCCCAAAGAGCCGCCCGATGTAACTGGCCTGCCACGGCTCCAGGGCAAAAGGCTTGCCACCGAGCTCGCCCTGCGTGTGCCGCAGATGCTTGGAAAAGAAATTGACCGCATCGACGCCAGCCTGGGCGTAGCTAGGCGAACATGCGGGCGTCTTCGTCGTCTTCTTGCGGGCCTTGGTCAACAGATGAGACCCTCGCCAGTGCCGAAGCAGTCAGGCCAAACTCGGCCGCAAACTTCAGCATCTGATTCCGTGCGTCGCGCTTCCGATTCCACGCGGGATGATTCGATACCCTACCCTTGTCGTCCATCAACGTGGTGCCGTTCGCCTTGAGCTCCTTATCGGCCTGCACCATGTCGGCGAACGAATCGCAATACGCCGCGAGTGTCTGCTGGTGACGCGGGCTCATCACCTTCGACGCTTCGAGCATCGGCACGATCCGCTCCCACTCGGCGCGGGCAATGTCCGACAGCCAGGCGGGGGCGGGCGGAACGCCCGGCGGCGCGTCGATGCCCGTCGCGTGCGGCCCCCTAATGCGGCTGCCACGCAGGCTAAGGATCTGCTTAGGCGTCGGTTTGCGGCCCTTACCCATTGGGGCACCTCACCAAAGTTCCAATTTCGGCCACGAGTGCGTTTGGCTCAGACGGACGGTATTGCTCATTGAGGGTCGGTATTCGGCGACCCGCCCTCGGGTGGGGGTGCCGATGCTACCTCAGCCTAAGCAGTCGTTGCCCTTGGATACGATCGCCCTTCTTTGCATTACATGCAGCACACGCCGTTCGCACGTTATGCCAGTCGTGGTCGCCACCAGCAGCAACTGGATAAACATGGTCAACCGTTGCTGACAATGGGTTCATTGGATCGTAAACCTTTTCGCACTTTGCCTTGCACATATAGCAAATCCACTTATCCCTCTCGAACACCTTGATGGCCTTTACTTGCGGGTTCCAGTAGCCGCCGCCCTGTCTTACGCGCCTGCGTGTGTCCTTGCTTATTCGTCGCCATTCTCGCCGTGCTTTTTGCCTGCACTGTTTGCACGCCGGGGGTGGTCCAAACGCAGCGCATTGGTGGACTATCGCCCCACACCTGCATTGCCTATCGCCACGCCACTCCTTGTTGCACGCATAGGAACAGAACCTAGACGCACCATCATTGCACGCGCCGCCGCACACCTCGCACCTGCGTTGCGAGGCCGCCAGAGCCATCATCTTTGGTAGCAGGTTCTGGCATTTGAATATCTGGCTCCATCCCTTGGCGATCTGCCTCAACGCCATTACTGACGGGGCTGAGGAGTACGGCCCCATCTTGTGCCACGTTGCCTTGAGCTGGTTCGTCCTGTCCCATTTGTGATCGCCTGCATTGCGTGCGTCGTAGAAGCACCTCTTGCTGCAATACAGGTTTGCGTCGTTGCCGCCATACTTCCGCCTGAACGATTGGCCGCATCGCTTGCAGGTGGGCTTTGGCAGGCGTCTACTGGCCTGTGTGCCCCTGCGGCGTCCGCTGCTGTACTCGGCTGAGTAAGCCTTTCTCCAAGCCTTTTGGCAGGCGTCAGCACACTCTGGCGAGCAGCATTTGGCCTTGCCGACATTAGCCCCTACATTTGTGAACTGCTTTCCACAGTTCTTGCAGGTGGCCTGCTCGGTCACCTCGACCCAGCGGCCAGCCTTCCTGGCCAGATGACGCTGCACCTTGTCGCAGTGCGGGCAGCGCTGGCAATCTCTTCCGGTCGCCGTCTTCCAATCCGAACCACACCTGCGGCATGCCATGCGAATGGTCTCCTTTGCTTGTGGAGACCGATGGTGGCATGTTTGTCAAACCATTCGTGTGGCCGTCTCTCGCCGCGTCTTCCTACTGTGGCACGACAAGCATCTGGCCTCGCCATTGCCCACGTCGTACCGTTCGCCACCCTGGCTGATCGGCACAACGTGATCGGCGTGCATGCTTCGACCGTGAGCCACGCGCCCACAGTCCACGCATTGCCAGTTGCACTTGTTCAGCACAGCCTGACGCCACGCCTTGTGGGCCCGTGAGCAGTAGCCTCGTGCCGCTGCGTTGGGCCTGGCTGAGTCGTCACGCCTGGGCTGTGTTCTCAGCCTTGGCGGCCTGTGGCTTGGAATCCGTGCTGGCATGCGTTCAGCCTATGGCCCGCGTCCAGTTGGCTTGCAGCCGTCTCTCGCCGCGATAGCGCACTTCAGTCTGGCCGATGC